AAAGACCAATGACATCAGTGGTGTTGCTATGGAAAGCAGCCCACTTGCCAAACTTGCTGCCGTAATGCCAGAAGTTGACCCAGAACTTGTTCAACAAAGGCTATATGGCCGATGACTACATCTTCTTACTACAAATCTAACCCTGCAGCACGCAAAAAGCGTCTAAAACAACAGGGTGCCTACAACAAAACAAAAAAAGGACTCATGATCCGTACAGCAGCTAACAAGCTGAACCGAAAGCTTGGTACGTACGGCAACGGAGACGGCAAAGACGCTTCTCATACAGGACCTGGCAAAGGTAAGACAGAGAAAGCCTCTGTAAACCGCCGTCGTCCACGTATGAAACAACGCTACGCATGACTCCTTTACTTCCTACTCCTGATCACTACATTTACAACCTAATAACCATGACGTCCTCTGAAGCCAAGCGCCTTTGGAGGCGCAGCATCAAAGAACACTTTGGATGCACATGTGTTTATTGTGGAGAGACCTATGAATTACACGAACTTACACTTGACCACGTCCACCCTAAAACGTTTGGTGGAGAAGATATTACAAGTAACCTCGTCCCTTGCTGCAAAACGTGTAATCAGGACAAAGGAAGTAGTAATTGGCTCTCGTGGATGAGAGCAACATTCGGTATTAACCGTCTCAGAGAAACTCTAATTTTATCTCACATTAAGTAATGGCACTAACTAAAAAAGCAGCTGACAGAAAGTATGACGAGCTTAAAGAAAAACTCAAAGCTGGAGATATTACTAAAGAAAGGTTCAAGCAAGCTGCTAACCGCATCCATAAGATGTACCACAGCGATGCAAACAAAGCTACCCGTAACGCAAAGCCTGCTGCACCTAAGCCTCGTCAAACGACCCGGAAAGAAGCAGAAGCTCGTTTCTACAGCTCTTCAAGCCAAGGCGCTATCGCACAGAACCAAGAAAAGGCCAAGAGCAACTTCTTCCGCTCTTCTAGTGGCACTCGCGGTCAAAACATGCCTTCTCAACCAAAACTGAAGAGCAAGCCTAAGCGTTCTGACTACCCCGCTGGACGTGCTGGTCAATCTCGATACGCTGAAGCACTTCGTCGGTACAACAAACCAGCTACAAGGCGAACAAGACGGGCTATCAGAAACTTCACTGATCGCCGCCGCGCACGTCGGAGCAGCCGCTGATGGCAAAACGTACTTACAACCGTCGCGGACGGACAACCGCTAAGACACCTATTCGTAACGACGGACGTGGTCGGGCACAACGTCAGAAAGCTGCAGAGATCGAGCGTCGTACTGGATCAAAAGACCGCGTAACCCGTGGCCGCGGCGTATCTACCAAACCTACCGGAGCACCTCGTGGTGCACAAGGTCCGGCAAAACCACCTGTCCAAGGTCCTATGCGTAAAGTCAGTGGTTTGCTTGGTAAGCGTAAACTTAGGCCCTCTGGTGGTCCTGCTGCAGCACAAGCTGTTGGTTTAGAAATTGCTGGCCGGATGGCACAAACCATCGGTAAACCTGGTCAGTCTCGGATGTCTAAGCTTGGCATTCAGGGTCCTGCAAAACCAGTCGCTAAGCCAAAACCTAAAAAGATGGCAAGCATGGGCAGTGACTACAAAGCCAAAGAAAAAGACCTTAGCCGTAAGGCAGTTATTTCTAACTTTGACCAGGCTTTTGCCAAAGCACGTCGTGAAGGCAAAAAAACCTTTACTTGGCGTGGCAAAACCTATCATACCCGCCTTAAAAAATAACTTATGACCAACGTCGTTCAGGCGTTGCAAGATGATTTCAAGCTGTTCCTGCAGGCTTTGTGGGTTCAGCTTGATCTTCCTTCGCCCACCCGTGCACAATATGCAATCGCAGACTACCTTCAATTTGGACCTAAGCGTTTACAAATACAAGCTTTCCGTGGTGTGGGAAAGAGCTGGATTACTGGAGCCTTTGTTCTGTGGACGCTTTTCAATGACCCTGAAAAAAAGATCATGATTATCTCGGCCTCTAAAGAACGGGCCGACAACATGTCTATATTCCTGCAAAAACTGATCATTGAAACACCATGGCTTTCTCATTTGCGACCCAAATCTGATGACTCCCGTTGGTCCAGAATCTCGTTTGACGTTAATTGCAGCCCTCACCAAGCTCCTTCAGTTAAGTCTGTTGGCATTACTGGTCAACTTACTGGTAGTCGCGCTGATCTCATGATTCTGGACGACATTGAGGTTCCCGGCAACAGTCTCACTGAGACTATGCGTGAGAAGCTGTTACAATTGACCACTGAGATTGAATCAATCCTTACACCAAAGGATGATTCTCGTATTTGTATCCTCGGTACTCCACAGACAACCTTTACTGTCTATCGTAAGCTCGCTGAGAGGTCCTACAAGCCCTTTGTTTGGCCTGCTAGGTACCCTAGGAAGGTAAGCCAGTACGAAGGCCTGTTAGCGCCGCAGCTAGTGGCCGATATAGACAACGGTGTTAAGCCGTGGGAAGTAACAGATCCTGATCGCTTCGCAGACGACGACCTCCTGGAACGGGAAGCAGCCATGGGACGCAGCAACTTTATGTTGCAGTTCATGCTCGATACAAGCCTATCCGATGCAGAAAAATTCCCTCTTAAAATGGCTGACCTTATCGTTACAAGTGTCAACCCTACTACTGCTCCTGACAGCATCATCTGGTGCTCAGACCCATCAAACGTTATCAAAGAACTCCCAACTGTCGGACTACCTGGAGATTATTTCTACAGTCCAATGCGCATCCAAGGAGAATGGCATCCTTACCAAGAAACAATATGCTCGGTTGACCCGTCGGGTCGTGGCACAGATGAGACGGCTGCAGCTTTTATCAGCCAACGAAACGGTTTCCTGTACTTGCACAAAATGTGTGCTTACAAAGACGGATACTCTGACAACACGCTCTTGGACATTCTGAGACACTGTAAAAAATATCAGGTACAAAAACTTGTCATCGAAACTAATTTTGGTGATGGTATTGTTGCAGAACTGTTTAAGAAACATCTTCAACAGACTAAACAGGCGATTGACGTCGAAGAAGTCAGAGCCAACGTTCGCAAAGAAGACCGTATTATTGATGCTCTTGAGCCTGTTCTTAATCAACACCGCCTTGTCGTTGACCGTAGCGTCATTGACTGGGACTACAAGTCCAACAAAGACGAAGCCCCTGAAAAACGACTTCTGTACATGCTCTTCTACCAGATGAGTCGCATGTGTAAAGAAAAGGGGGCCGTCAAGCATGACGACCGGCTCGATGCTCTTGCTCAAGGCGTCAAATACTTCACTGACTGCATGTCTATCTCAGCTCAAGAGGCTGTCAACCAAAGAAAACGTGAAGAATGGAATGACATGCTCATCTCCTCCATAGAAGACCCTCAAGGCTCAGCTAATCACCTTGTCCTGGGCATGGATAAAGCCCAAAGACAAAAAGCTAGAGGTAATGCCAAAAACGGTCTCCCTACCTGGGTTTCTTTCTAGTCTCACGTAAGACACAATCCAATCCCTCACGTATAAGGGGGAAGGGAAAGGAAGGGTGGACCTGACTCGTCCCCCCCACATGAGACTGACTCGTCTACAAGTAGACAACTCAGTCTCTTTACTTATACAGGATATGTCCCTGGGGATGGACATTCTGTGAATCTATTAAGTACATGTTTTGTAATGACATTAACCAAGACTGGATAATATCATACAGATCATCAGTATAATACTATTAACAGGAACATATGGACATTAAATTAGACGATGTACGAATCATGAAGTGTAAAGAATGTGGTGTAGAAATGCCTGTAAATGTGAACTACCCAATTTCTGAAGTCACTTGTCTGGTGTGTTGGGATAAGAAGAAGACCGATAAAAAATGACAAAAATTTGTCAAGCCTATTAACGCGTGTACACGGCGGCGCTTACCCCGTCGCCCCCCTTCGCGTCCAAAAAAATCGGTCTGGACGGGACTAGATGCCAGTCATAGCAAGGGGTTTGGGGCTTTGCGTACCTGTGTGTAATGCAGATACGCTGGACTGGACGGCACGATATGGGGTCTTATATGTAACGGGCGCGATCTATATATCCTGCGTGATCTGTCGCGACACCAACCAGTCAGACAACTGGCACACCAACCCTTGGCACTGATCAGGGTCAGGGGCAATGATGGCAGCAAGCAACCGGACAACACCAACTAACCCCGGCTTGCTCAGTCCACCATGTCCAAGCGTTACGCCCTCAGCTTCACTCGTGACCAGCTCCTAGCCCTTGCTGATGCTTTGGAGGGCTACCACACCCACACCCTGACGCCAGACGAGCTGGCAGCCCACGACAACGTCACACGCCGCGTGTTCGATGCTGTCGCACGCTCAGCCGGTGACATCGACCAACTCGTTCTTTCCTGATCATGAAGTTCCTCACTGGTTATCTCGTCTGTCTGTTCGCTGCGCTGTTCTGCGCTGCACAGTTCGCCGACCATCTCGCCGCCAAAATGTGTGCAGAACGGACAATCATGACGTACAACGAATGCCGCCAGCACAAGCCATGACCATCACAGAACGGAATCAGCAGATTTACGAGCTGAACAAACAAGTGAACGCCGCTGAGGTGCGTCTCCAATACCTACGGCGACGCATCCGGCAAGTCAAAGAAGACTACGAGCGACAGCAACGCCCTGACCTTTTTACGGAGATGTTTTCATGATCTCAGCAGAACGCATCAACTCACAGAACAGAATCAACGCCCTGGCTAACGAGATCGAAGGCCACCTTGTCCGCATCCTGTCCCGATGGGTCGGCTCGAAGGGTCGCCTTCTCTCTGGCTACGGTGGCTTCGCTAAGAAGCTGCGGCTAGAGCTTGAGGAATACGAGCAAAGCCACGGCTACAACCTGGCAGCGGATGATCGGGAATGGTCTCTGATCTGCCACGCTCAACACACTTCGATAATGGCAACGCTCCGTAATCTGAAGACACGTGAGAAGGTTGAAATGTACATAGCGAAGTTTGATGAAGACACTGGCGTTATTTTGTGTGCCTATGATTGTCACAAACGCCGGACAGATTACACGCTCGAAGGTGTACAAAACAACATCAAAAAAGCACGCGAACTAGAAGAACAAGCAAGACAGCTTCGGTCTGAAGTTCGTGATTTCTCCATCCGCTGATTATGTATTCTTCTGAACGCATCAATGACACTTCAAAGTGTTACCATGAACGTATCTATTTTGATGATAAAGTAGTTGCAATTATTCAGGATTATTACAAGCCGACTAACATCGGATTGATGAGAATGTATCACTATGTGATCACATCAACCAACGAATGTGCTGCCGGTTTCTATACAGTATCAGATGCAAAAGCTGAGCTGTTCGCATTACTTGACTCCCAACTCCTCACCACAAAATGACAACAACTGAACACAAAATTGCCGTGAAGTTTGAAGTCTACTGTGACGAAATGAACACCATTGTGAAACTATTTAACCGTGCGTTAGATAGTAATGACGTGACCAAACATTTCAGCAATGAAGAACTAGGCACGATTATTTCATTCGTCGATGACTTCAAAACCCTGGCACTTCGTGCCGCTGAGTAACACAAACCCCGGCAAATTGTCGGGGAATTCTTTACATTTTCACAATCATCTTTTTCAGTTCGCACGGACGCAGCATGGATTCACAGCTTCAACACGCACGACTTGTCAGTGATGGCACCCGCCTCGCTGTCTACCAACTCAAGGACGTGTATGGCAGATCACTGGCCTACCCAGTCAATGATCAAGCCGAGACAATCCAGGGACTCACAGGCTTCAAAACGTTACGTCGACAGGACATTGCCAAGATTGAAGAACTAGGCTTCAATGTAATCACCATCCATGGTGAGCGTATCAAACCCAGCATGATCAACTGACCACAGCCGTTCATTTCATTCACTATGGCAATCATCTTCAAGCAACGCGTCCACAACCCCAAGATCAGGGACCTACGGTCATTCGTACGCAAGACTGTGACACGAGACCGCAGCCTGTATGAAACGGACGCACAGTTCGATAACGAGACCACGTTCATCAACAGGCAACGTGACCAACTCAAGGACCAGTACGGCTGGATGTGGGACCAGGAAGACGAAAGTCTGATCCGTGGTGAGTTTGGCAACCTCAAGATCACGGACACAGAGATCAGCTTCCGACCCAAACGGTATGCACCAACTGAAATCTATGTGGTAGCCAAGTGGTACTGCATGGCAACAGAGAACAAGTTCAGAACACGTGCGAGGTTTGCATGAAGACTGACTACCTAGGCTTGTGGTACATGCAGCTTAACGATTCGTTTGCACTTGCTGACTTCTGGCCTCAACGCTACTACAGCGACATCGAAATCATTAACGAGTTTCTTAACGATGACTACGACTAACATGAACTACCACAAGTGGTTTATCAAGTACGCAGGCAAAGCCCGTACAACTGGACGTTCGTCAACTGGACATGTCACGGTCAAGGCTATGTCAGCAAACCATGCCATAACACTGGCAATGGTAGAAATACCTAACACCTTGTCTAAAGTACAGATAACTACTGTACAACAGCTTGAGTAACGATCGTGTCAACCAGTGGTACAACAACCCAGGGACGTACATAGCCAAAGCTAAACAACGTGCACGTCTTGCACTCACAGATCCATCCATCAAACTAACCACCCTAGAACGGAGTTTCTATGACTGTTTCCGCAGATCTGAAGACGAAGCTAGAGCAATGCAAGGACATGGCAGAAGTTCTAACAACAATTGTTGAAGATTGTTGGTTCGATTGGCAACAGGACGAAGCCCTTGAGTGGGTTGATCAGCACATCAAACACATAAGGTGTGTCGATGAAGCCTGACTACTTCACCGCAGGTGGCCTGTGGATCGAGCGCAGGCGTAACAAGGAAGGACCACCAGTCACGTACACAGTTTGGAAGCCCAACACGTCACGCATATTCACGGACGTAAAAAAGGCTATCAAGTTTGCTGCGTATCCTGCATCCACACCTACTGGTCAGGAGTTACGTGAGTGGTTCAAGTCATTCGATGTCAAGCTCCCACAACAAAAGGAGCCAGAACCAAATGACCAAACTAAAATGATCACGTAGGTAAGTGGAATACCTACTAAATACGAGGGGTGCAGGCCTCCGCCGTCAGGCGGGGGTCTTTTTTTGTGTCAAGGGGTACATTCTGTAGAGAAAAGGAAGAAGCACAAAAACGGACAAATAAGTTTTGTAATGTGCCACTTAGTAAACTGATTTTCATGCACCACGGTCCAAGGTCACTATCTTGTAAGTGCGGGGGATGGTTAGCCCAAACCACGCAGAACCTGGACAACTGAAAACGTTTTTTTCACAATCACGTGTAGCTACATGTCCAATTCTAATGGAGGTCATTTGACTAAAGATGGGAAAGCGAAAGCGTTGGATGAAGACTTTTTCATCCGTAATGCGATCCATTGTTGGTTGTATTACTTCGACGAAAAGCACAAATGGCACTCCATTTATAAGGACTTGGCAGAACGGGAGACATTCATTGTCCAACCTGAACAGCCAAAGCCCAGACGGGCAAGACGAGCTACTCGGAAGCCAACTAAGGAGCTATGAGGTCTGTCTAAGTGACGAGAACATCTACATTCTCGCCGCCAGTGCTGAGGATGCCGCTTGGTATGCCTTGGAACTGTCCAATGACAGTAATTCACAGCTCCTGGACGTAAGGTTAATCGATGAGTAAGTATTTCCCAAATAAATGGCGTAAGTTAGCAGACATCCCAGCCGACAAGTTTGAACCACTCTTTTACGAAGACGTAATGGAGTGGAAGGTTGCCGGTTGGGAGCTGCCGCCTGATGTTGCATGTGTCATCCGCGCACGCAGTCTCGAAACAAGCAAAATTAAAGAGCACGTGTACAAACGTATGTCTGCAGCTGAGTCAAAGATTCGCCAGTACATGACATACAAGTCACATGAACTTGTGATTTGCGCCGAAGAAGCACTGTACTACGTGCATCCTGACAAATTAGAGGAAGACACAGATGATGATGACTGACCTGCAATACGCAAGATTCATCATTGAGTTGGATAAACATCCACACAAACAAGAGATCATTGAGTTAATGCATCAACAAATTGATGACGAAAACTCAGTAAAGTACCTTGAGGAGGATGCCAACAAAGTTTGAAATCGATGAACAAATTGCACTGGAACGAGAGCAAATCCGACAAGGATTACAACAGCTACGTTCTAACACATCCAATCTTGAGGAAAAGAGTTATGCAAGTTCTTCAGTCTACGGGGTGGCTTCTATTAGTGAGCTTATCCCTCGTGTGGTTGACCGTATTAAGTCAACTAAACTACGGATAAGCAATGGTCGTGCAGGAGAGAACTTCAAAGAAATCAATGCATTTCTTGTAGGCCTGGACGCTGAGTCCGCTGCGGCCATCTCCTGCAAGATCACCTTTGACAAGGTATTCAGCACAAAGCCGAAAGCCAACACCGTATCCAGCGTCACGGACGCAATAGGTCAAGCGATCGAGAACGAGTGCATGATGCGTCACTACGAGGCAAGTGTGCCAGGGTTACTTCACACGTTGAAGGAGAACTACTGGCACAAGTCCATAGGCACCCATCAAAAGGTGGTTGTCATACGGACACTGATGAACCGTTGTGATGTTGACCATTGGAAAGCATGGGGGCGAGCTAATCGCATCCGGCTTGGTGGTTGGTTGTTGGATTGCATATGCCAATCTTCCAACTGGTTCATGACACAAGTAGAACGTGAAGGTCGAAAGACACACAGCTACGTTGTGCCAACCCCTGAGTTTGTGGCCATTAAAGATGAGGTCATGGCAACGGCTGAACTATTCAGTCCAATCGCGTGGCCGATGCTCATTGAACCAAATGATTGGTCTAATGAGTCTCAAGGTGGATACATCTTGAATGAGGTTATGAAGGGGTACGACATGGTGCGCAGAGGCAATCCCTCACGTATACAGGGAGAAACACCAATCAGCTTTCTGAACAAGATTCAGAAGGTTGCTTACACCTTGAATCCCTTCACTGTAACGGTCGCTGAGACCCTTATGGAGAGGGGTATTCAGGTTGGTAAGTTCATCCCTGTAGTGGAGATGCCACTGCCACCCAAGCCTGTAGACATTGCGGAGAACTTCGATTCACGTAAGGACTACAGGCGGCGTGCGGCAGAGGTCATGAACATCAACGCCAATGCGTTTCAAAAGTCTTGTAGGACACGTATGACCATGAATGCCGTCCAGGTGTTCAAGGATAAAGGCAAGTTCTTTATTCCATGGTCGTTTGACTACAGGTCAAGGGTCTACCCGATCCCTGCGTTCTTGACTCCACAAGACACTGACTTCGGTAAGTCTTTGTTGAAGTTCCATGAGTCAGCTTTTGTCACACCAGAAGCTGAGCACTGGCTAGCCTTTCAGGTTGCAACAACCTATGGCTTAGACAAGGACACAATGAAAGACAGACAGATCTGGGTCTCTAAAAACCATGATCTGATAACACGTGTAGCCACTGACCCGATTGGTAACCTACCAGACTGGGAAGGTGCTGATGAACCTTGGCAGTTCCTCGCAGCTTGTGAGGAATATCACTCTTGTGTTATCACCTGTAGCCGTCAGTTTACAAACCTGATGGTAGCTACAGACGCTACATGTAGTGGTCTTCAGATATTGTCAGGCCTTGCTCGTGACAAGTCTACAGCGAAGTTAGTCAATGTTGTTCCTAGTGACAAACCACAGGACGCATACAAAGTTATAGCTGAACATGCGAAACCTAACGTCCCTGACTGTATTAAACAGCACATGGATCGTAAGGTTACCAAGCGTACAGTTATGACAATTCCTTACAACGCCAAGCCTTATTCTAACAGGTCTTACATACGTGAGGCACTTAAAGAGAAGGGAGTTGATGTAACTAAGGAAGACCTGACAGAAACAGTCAAGGCTGTCAGAGATGCCATGAACACTGTTGTTCCTGGCCCAATGAAGGTAATGAAGTGGATAGAAAAGGAAGTAGCTGCTGCCATTGATCGCGGTGCTGACGAAATCCAATGGGTAACACCATCAGGGTTTGTAGTCACACAGCGTCTTATGAAATTCCAAACCCAGCGTATTGATCTTCAATTGCTAGGTAGATGTCAAGTCAAAATTGCAACGGGTGACACCGACAAGGTTGACAAAGCACATCACAAAAACGCTACTGCTCCGAATCTTATCCACAGTCTCGATGCAAGTCTCTTGTGTCTATCTACATTACGCTTCAACGCTCCGATTTCCCTCATACACGACTCGGTTTTATGTCGTGCTACTGACATGGGTATTCTTTCAACCATTGTTCGTGAGACATACATGCATCTCTTTGCAGAGCATGACTACCTCACGACGTTTGCCCATCACATCGGAGCTGAATCAGAACCACCCATCATTGGTGACTTAGAACCGTCAACAGTGATTGATTCCACCTACTTTTTCTGCTAATGGCCCGCACCATTTTCAAAACTGAAGAGCCTGTAGTTCTCGAAGGCTACCAGGCTGTCATGAAACCAAGTAAGTTTGGTTTTAGTCTGTCTGCAATCGTCGGTGATGACGTAGTCGATCAACTTGAAACTGATCGTCCAGCTAGCCTTGCATGGGCTGAGTCTAAACTGAAGAACCCGAAGCGTTCTACCCTCAAGCCTGAGCCCTGGGAAGAAGTTGCAGAGGGTAAGTACAAGATTAAGTTCTCTTGGAAAGACGAGACCAAGCCTGTCATTGTTGACACTGAAGGCACTCCGGTTACCGATGAGAACGTTCCGGTCTACAGCGGTAGCAAAGTCAAACTGGCTTTCTACCAAAAGCCCTACGTCTTGAAGGACGGTGTCACCTACGGAACTAGCCTCAAGCTAGTGGGTGTACAGATTGTCTCGGTTTCGTCTGAGGCTGGCACTGATGTCGGTGACATGGATGACACTGACGTGGCGGATTTGTTTGGTAAGACCAAAGGCTTCAAGCAAAGCGAGCCCAACATCATCAACGACCAGCAAGAGGAAGCAGTGGAGGCTGACTTCTAACGATGGCATTCAGGTCCAGGCTCGAAGAGAAGGTAGCTGACCTGTTGGTTGACCTTGACGTCAAGTATGAATACGAAACTGTCAAGGTTGACTACACCATTGCCCACATCTACAAGCCAGACTTCATCCTGCCAAACGGGGTGCATCTGGAATGTAAAGGGTACTGGGACAGTAAAGACAGGAGAAAGATCAAAGCAGTAAAGGAACAGAACCCTGCCCTTGACCTGCGGATGGTCTTTCAGGCTCCTTACAACACTATATCGAAGAAATCAAAAACCACTTACGCCCAATACTGTGAACGTTTAGGAATCCTCTGGTGTTCGTTCTCAAACATTCCAATCAAGTGGCTGATGTAGAGAGCGAGTTCGTAAGGCACATGCCTTGCAGTAACTGCGGTTCTTCGGATGCCAACGCTCTGTACACAGATGGTCACACGTTTTGTCACAAGTGTCACTACCGCACAGGCAGTGATGGCTCAACATCCAATCACACTCACACCATGTCCGATGTCCAACTACAAGGGTCTCCTGCCCGATTGGTTACACGGAAGATTAGTGAAAAGACCGCAGAACTGTTCAAAACCTACAAGGATGGACAAGTTCTACGCCACTATTACTATGATGTGGATGGAAAGCTTACTGGGGCTAAGGTAAGAACCAAAGGTAAGGAGTTTCGCTGCGAAGGCGAGGTCAAGACCTTGTTCGGAATGCAGAACTTTCGCCACAAGACGACAAAGCAAACCACCAAGCTTGTCATCGTCGAAGGGGAGATGGATGCAATGAGCGTCTGGGAGGCCCAACCGAATTGGGACGTGGTCTCTATCCCCAACGGTGCACCTGCTGCCAAGAAAGCCATTCAAAACAACTACGAATGGGTCAACTACTACGACAAAATCGTAATCTTTTTTGATGACGATGATGCCGGTAGAGAGGCCGCAAAAGAGTGCGCCGGGGTCTTACCACCTGGCAAGGTTTACACCGGCTTTCTAGACGGTTACAAGGACGCCTCAGAGGCTTTACAGGCCGGAGATACAGAGGCTATCCGAGCCGTATGCAATTACGATCATCAACAATACACACCTGATGGCATTGTCGATGCCAAAGACCTGCTAGAAATTGTCACAACACCCTCACCTCCTGCTGACCATGACTACCCCTTTCAAGGACTACAAACAAAGCTTCACGGGATCAGGTTTGGCGAACTTACAACAATTACTGCGGGGTCTGGCATCGGAAAAAGCTCCTTCTGTCGTCAACTCGCAGTTGACCTTCTTAATTCAGGAGAACGGGTCGGTTACCTGGCACTTGAAGAATCTAACCGCCGTACTGCTCTCGGACTCATGTCATCAGCAGTCGGACAGTCCCTTCACATTGGAGAACACAGCAAGCGAGTTCTGACAGATCATTTCGACAAAACCATTGCTAACTGGAACCTCCACCTCTTTGACGGTTTCGGCAGCTATGACCCTGACCATATCTATAACCGTATTGAGTACATGGCAGCGGGTCTAGAAACCCGTGTTGTCTTTCTTGATCACCTCAGCATTCTTTTGTCTGGCCTGGATGGCGACGAGCGACGGATGCTGGACATCACCATGACCCGTCTCCGCAGTCTTGTGGAACGGACTGGCATTGCCATGTTCTTGGTGTCCCACCTTCGACGTACCACACAATCGGACAAAAATCATGAAGAAGGAGCAAGAGTTACTCTCGGCCAGTTACGCGGCTCAGCTGCAATTGCTCAGCTCTCAGATAGCGTTATTGCACTCGAACGAAATCAGCAGAGTGGATCTAAACACGATGCTACGACAGTGCGAGTCCTTAAGAATCGATATTCTGGCGAAACTGGCGTCGCGTGCTTACTAGATTACGATTTATCTACCTGTAAATTTAATGAAACTGAAGCTCCCCAGGACTTCGATCCACACGATAAAACTTCTTGGTCCTCCTAACCCACCTACACCAGAGATGGTAAAACGTGCACAATTCGTTGACAAGACCTATGTCTGGAACCACCCTAGTGTTCGACCTGGAAAGCAACGGCCTGCTTCATGATGTTACCTGCATCCATTGCCTTGTTATCTACGAGCAAGAAACTGACACGACGATTGTTTACAACGATCAGGGTAATGCTGAACCGCTTACCCGTGGTGTCCAACGGCTCGAAGATGCTGACATCATTGTGGGTCACAACATTATCGGCTATGACATTCCTTGCCTCAGTAAAATTTACCCGTGGTTCTCACCAACCGCCTTGGTTGTAGACACTCTGCTTCTGTCACGTCTGTATCACACAGATATGCTCGACGTTGACATGAGGCATAAGTTCGACATGATGCCATCACAGCTATACGGTAGACATTCACTCGAATCCTACGGTTACAGATTAAATGAGTACAAAGGGAACTTCGGTAAAACTACTGACTGGAAAGAGTGGAGCCAAGAGATGCAAGATTACTGCATACAAGATGTCAACGTCACCCGCAAACTATGCGACCACTTCCACCGCTACCTGAATGGGTCTTACTTGAGCACCAAGTAGCAAAAATCCTCACCGAACAGGAACTTCATGGATGGTATTTTGATGAACGCGCTGCATGGCAACTGTCATCTGCTTTGCGAAGAGAGCTTGAGGAAACTTGTAGATTACTACAAGACAGGCATCCTTTCTACCCACGATCGGAATTTACTCCTAAAGCAAATAACCGACGCTACGGGTATATTGCCGGAGCAACATTCACCCGCACCACCGAACTCAATCCTGTATCACGTGACCACATAGCGTGGTGCTTACAAGAGCATTACAAATGGGAGCCGACACAACATACACCAACGGGCAAAGTCCTGATCGACGAGACTGTACTGAAGGAAGTTGCTGCAAGTGGGATTACGATTGCAGAGGACTTTCTGAAGTGTCTAACTATTACAAAGAAATTGGGGATGATCTCGGAAGGCATGAACGCATGGCTGAAGCTATGTACGACTGCTAGCCGTATACATCACCACTGTTCAGTTGCAACTGTCAGCCATAGATGCGCCCACCGAAAGCCAAACCTCAGTCAAGTTCCTTCTGATCATGATTGTAGACAACTGTTCAAAGCATCCCCTGGTCAAGTTATGGTGGGTGCCGATCTTAGTGGCATCGAGTTACGGATGCTCGCACATTACCTCGCTAAATATGATGAGGGACGCTACGCGGACATTCTACTCAACGGAGACATCCATCAAGTCAACGCAGACAAGATTGGAATCAGCCGCCGCCAAGTTAAGACGGTCCAATACGCCTTCCTCTATGGAGCAGGTGATGCCAAAATTGGACTCTCCTTTGACTCTACCTTAGAAGTAGATGAAGCTAAAGAGAAAGGAGCAGAAATCAGAGAAGCATTTGTTTCTGCTATTGATGGCCTTGCAGAATTGCTTAAGGCTATAAAAAAGTCAAGTAAAAAAGGTTACGTCAAGTCTATTGACGGCAGATCTATTAAGGTCGAAAGCCAACATAAATCGCTGAACTACCTGCTCCAGTCAGGAGCCGGTGTTATCGCAAAACGCTGGATGGTATTGACACACGAGTCATTAAAAGACATCGACTGTCACCAGCTTGCGTTTATTCACGACGAATTGCAGTACGAAACCCACCCTAAAAATGCAAAGCATCTTTCAGAATGCCTACTCGAATCCGCAAGACGAGCCGGACAATACTACAATCTCCGCGTACCAATCGCTGCTGAAGCAAAAGAGGGACACAATTGGGCTGACGTTCACTGATCCGTTTGCCTGGGCCATCGGCATTTTTGAAGGTGAAGGCTGTCTTAGTTATTGTACAACTGAAGACAAATGGGAAATGAGTGTCGAAATGACCGACATGGATGTGTTGTGGTCATATTATGAAGCCATCGGTTTTGTAGGAAACCTCAATGGTTTGCGTAAATCACCTTCTAGAAAAGAAAACCACAAGCCTTCTGGTAAGTGGAAGACAGGTGCTCGTAAAACAATTCATGATTTGATTATCAGATTTTACCCATACATGCATGACCGTCGTCGTGCTAAGGCCGACGAATTCTTTTCCTGGTACCACTCCAAAAAATGAAACTGCTCATTGACGCCGACTTCATTGTCTACAAGTGCTGCGCTGCAGCCGAGTCAGAGATTGACTGGGGTGATGATGTGATCACCGTAGTCAGCAAGTTCAGTGAGGCATACCGTTCCGTCGAACGGGAGATCGACAAGATTAGATCTGAGTTCTTCAATGCAGAGCCTGTGCTGTTCTTCAGTGACTCTAAAAATTTTCGGAAAAAAATTTACCCCGATTACAAGGGTCATCGAAACCGTAAGAAGCCCTGTGGTTACCGCCGTGTAATTAACGAACTTAGTGCTTTTTACAAAGTCGTTCGCATTGATGAGCTAGAAGCAGACGATGCCATGGGTATCTTTGCAACGCACGAACCCGGCAACATCATCGTCAGTCCTGACAAAGACATGCGTCAGATTCCTGGCAAGTTGTATGACCTCAAAGAAACTGTGGACATTACAGAGGAAGAAGGTATGCGTTGGCATCTTGTGCAGACACTAGCCGGTGACCAGACAGATGGTTACTCAGGTGTGCCTGGCATCGGAGTCAAACGTGCCATCGATTTGCTGGAAAAGGACGGCTACACATGGGAGACAGTTGTCAAAGCATTTAAGTCCAAAGAATTGGATGAAGACACTGCGCTGATGAATGCACGTCTCGCAAAAATTTTACAGCATACTAATTATGACGCAGTCGAACGGAGAGTCATACCATGGCTTCCCACCTCCTCCGATAGTCGAACTGACGATGGAGCAACAGTTCAAACTAAGACAGATTGAAGACCTGCTTCAGTCTGCAGATCGCAAGGACATCATCACTGTTTACCTTGCACTACAACGACAGAACTTCTGTCTTTCAAACACCGTCACCAACCTGGTTAAGAAATGGCCCAACAATCCCCTGCTCACTACACCCGCGGAGCAATAGAGGTATGGGATTTCATTAGAGACCAACAGCTAAACTATCATCTCGGCAATGCTATTAAATATATTTGCAGAGCCGGTTTCAAAGGTGATAACACAAAGACTCAAGACCTTAAAAAAGCTATCCACTATCTTGAAAATGAACTCCTACATTCATCGCAGCCTGATGACGATGGCCGAACAGTTCCGCTCAGCGTATATGTTGATGACTGGGGTATCGGAAAGAGGAATTCAGAAAGCTTTGATCGATGAAGAATGGTCAGAGTTTCATGAAGCGTACCACCTGAAGGATGATTGTGAGCAGCTCAAAGAACTGGCAGACCTTGTATATGTTTGCTACCAATTTGCTGCATCACAGGAGTGGGACCTTGACGAAGCTTTTCG